GCCCTAGGAGCAATGCCAACAAACCATTGGTACACTAACCACATTTACATTACAGTACTTATTTGGAATGAACCTTCCACGGAAGTTAATGTAAAACATAGCCTGTTTATGCGAGTCAAACAAACAAAGGTAGGAAAGGCAGAGGAATCGATGGGACAATACCAAGAGTTTCTAAACTCACAATGCAGACTGTTAACCAATACAGCCAATGTGATTGGTGTCAATGATGTTTCAGGATATGTATTCCCTATGTGGAAATACGGTGGAATTAGGCCTGAGTTGATGATTAGTGGTGCAACTGCGCTACGATACTTCAACAAGGTTGCTAGCAATGCTAACCAAGAGATGACTACACGAAATGCACTACAAACTGCATACAGAGATGCTACAGCCATGGTTGAATATGATTCGGCTTTTGGTGATGCTGCGTTGAATTTACCTGATTGGATTACATTGATGGATGTCGCAGGTGTTACTGCTGGTGAATTAAGACCATATCCGCCACCATTGAAGTATGCAGACAACGGAAACACTCTGATGTTTTAGATTGGTTCAGGTATCTTGATAGGATACGAATGCCAATCACAAACAGTGCAGTTTTTTTGAACTGATACGATTGCGAGCTTCTCTTCATTGTACTGAGTAACGCATTTAGCACCGCAAATAAAACATTTCATAGATACCACCTACTAACATTCATTCGTTTTTTACATATGTCACAAAATGGTTTACCTGCGCCTGAACGTGCTAGAACTCTAACATTATAGCAACGCTTGCATTGCCATTCTTTCCAACAAGGTGTCATTCTTCTTCCCACCTTATTGCATCTTCAACACATGCTAAACATACCCAATGGTTTTCATTAAGCACGCACCAATGTGAACTAGCGCATACTTTGCACTGTTTGTAGAATTCAATCATTCTTCTTCACTCCTTGATGCACGGTGAAATCTATGGTAATGTAATACATGATTAACGAACCGATCAAAAAATTCTTGAGTAGTTTTTTTTTGTCTCCTAATTACACAAGAGCATAAAGGACATTCTATTTTTTCCATCATTCTAACTTCAACTCCAATTGTACTGTTTTTCTAACAAACTCTGAAATATCTTCTCTATGAGTTAATGCAACTAGGATTTGTTTTGTAGGGATTTCTGATAATCTAGGATAAGTTTCTTCATTAAGTTTATCTTTAATTGCTTGTTCAATAAATGTAGAACGCTTACCTGCTCGGCTCAAACTATCCAATTCTCCTACCAATCTGATAGGTAAAAGGACGTTTATTTTCGTTTTTCTCTGCATGGGGTTGTCTCCTTGTGGTTATGGCACCACCCACCCCTATATGAAATGGTAGGAAAAGGCAAACTGCGTCGCAATTACGCCTTCATCGGCAACCCCGCTGTTCAAGATAAGGATTTACAATACTATATTAACTGTCAAGTATCAAAAGTAAACTATGGCAAAGAATACTGGGGATGTAATCCTAAGAGACCGAATGCAGTTTGACTTAGACTCGAACGGAAACCGAACGACCTTATACGGCAGAATTGACTTGTCATCTTATGTAAACACGGTTAGCAGAGAAGGACTCGCAATTAAGCAAGTTTACTTCCAGTTGAGAGACCCTCTTGCGGCCGGTTCACTTCCTAATACTGGTGTTTTTAACTCAATCGCCAATTGGGATTCAGGTTCCACTGGTGCAGGTATTACCGCTGCGCTAAAAATCTACGCAACAACTAGAGCATACGAAAATGCATCAGAAGTTGCAATTGGTTCTCCTGATGTTCTATGCGTCCAAGAGTGGCTTTCATCTGTTGGACCTGAAAACACTGGCGGTACAAATGACAACGGTGCTGCACTTGTTGTCGAAAAGTATTGGTATGGTCCAGAAGACTTGCATCCTGAAGGATACACTGTAGTATCTGATTTGTTAATCGGTGTTGCCGCAGACGCTTGGGAAAACCTACAAAACCGTACAATTGAACTTGACATTGTTCTAATTGCTGAACCGATCAAAATTAGCACAGACCGAATGAACGCTATCCTTAGTCAGGCTCAAGACCTCTGAAGGGGGTCTGTAAGTGGTCGCTACTAAAATAGGTAAAAAGGTTGGAACCAAACTTTTGAAAAAGGGTGGAGAATCAAGTATTGCTCGTAAAGCCGGTGTGGGTGGCGCAGCTGTAGCAACGGCCGAGTTTTTGGAGGATAACAAATATGTTAGTGCCGCTGAAGGAGCCGCCCTTGGATTCGCTGTGGCTGGACCAGTTGGGGCAGCCGCTGGAGGACTTGTTGGATGGTTTATGGCTGATGGAGAGCGTATTGCTCCTTGCGACCTTGTGGCTATTCCGGCTTACGAAATGGCACTCTTACGCCAAGGCATGGCTCCTTCGTTTCAAATCTTTATCAAAGAAGGAGAATTGATAGCCCCTATACTCCCTACGGATGCAATGCGTAACGCTGAAGCCTTGGGTGCCATAGAGCAAGCAGTAGTTGCTCCTAAGCGTAAGTTAAGCGCATGGCAACGCTACATTAAAGTCAAGAAAAACAAGATATTCTTCAAGAGTGGAAAGCGTAAGGGTCAGTTAGACCTAAAACGCATGGGTGTTCAATATCGTAAAGGGAGGAAGAAGTAATGCCAATAAATGAGATAAGAGATACTATTCAAGGCACTGTTACAACAGATGAATTAGGGCTCGCTTATTTGACAAGAAAAATTAACCTTCCTGATGGGCATAGGCATTCTTTACTAGGCATTGATGTGTTTAACGACCAAAACTCAATGTGGCTTCACAACGGAGTTACCGCCACTTTTCCAGCTGCGTATCAACTATATGTGAGTCCTTATCCAATGCAAAGGACCAATGAATCATTTGGACCCTCTGTTGCTGAGATTCGAGAAAATACTGGTTCAATGGCTGGCGATGAAGAAGTGCTTTACAAAGAACAAGCGGTCACTAATTTGTTAGTTCAAGCCGAACAACAAGTGAATAAGATTTGGTTTAATCAATTTCCTAACCCTGCCCTAGGAGCAATGCCAACAAACCATTGGTACACTAACCACATTTACATTACAGTACTTATTTGGAATGAACCTTCCACGGAAGTT